ACGCTGATAAATTTTCTAAAGCTGCAAAAAATAAAACAGATAAAGAAATTGCAGATGAAAGAAAAGCTATAAGAAAAAAATCAGATGCAAATGTTTTAAATCAGTATTCTACAGAATTATTTGATACTGATAACTGGACAAGACAAAATCTTTCCGATGCTGCATTGGGATTAGAATCTAAATTTAGAGTTTCTGATGAACCAAACTTTTTTGATGAGTATTTGAATCCTGCTAATATGATTGGTAATATGGCTAGTAATTTAGGTCAAGCTCCTTTACAAGCAGAACAAACAGATTCTTACATGCCTTATGTAACAGCAATAGGAACACCTTTAACTGTTGGTGCTTTAGCTGGACTTGGAACAAATAGTACAGGTCAGTTTGTAAATAATTTAGTTAATCCTTTGGCTGGTACAAAAGATGTATTTAAAAATATTCGTCCTCCTAGAAACATTTTAGTTGATGAACAATACATGGGTAACAATGCAATGTTGAATGCACTTGATGATGTTAAGTCAACTACTCTACCTTCTAAAACAAAATTAAATGAATTAAGAGACGCAGTTGAGTATGATGAACTTTGGAAATATCCAAAAGATTTAAACCCTGAGCAAGAGATAGAAAGACTTAAGAATGCTGCAAAAACAGAAGCTGATATAGCTTATGTCAATGCTTTAGAAAAACAATATGATAAAAATGTAAGTTGGCACGATGCTTCTAGAAATAGAGCAAACCCTGTATTTTTAACAGGACAATCTATTGAAGATCTTGTAAATCCTGTTTTAAAGAATCCATCTGGTGATCAATGGTTTGGAATCCAACCTTTTAAATATACTGCTCCTAAAGGTAAGAACTTAGGATATATAGCAGATGAAGCAGATTATATACTTGGTTCTAAATATAGATTACCAGGTAATAGATTTGATACAGAAGCTATGTTGCGAGATATGGGAAAAGATGCAAGTCAAAGTTTTAATTCTATGTATAAACCACTTAATGTGAATATAAAAGATATTCCATTAAATAAAAATGGAGGGTTTTCTAATAACTTTTTTAGTTTTTCTGTTTTTTCTTTTCTTACAAGCTCTTGTTGTTTTTTCCATGTTTGTACACCATTCTGTGCACTAGGAAGAGTCTTCTTTGCACCAGGTCCATTATCAGGAGCAGGATCATTTGTACGTGCATATGTAAACCCTGGAGTTCCTGGAATAGAAGCACCCATCTGTGCTTGAGGAACATAGTTAACTGGATAGATAGATCCACCCATTTGAAACTGTCCACCCCAAGCAGGAGAATAGTTTCTACCTTTCATAGAATATCCTTCTCCTTCATATCCTTCAGGGACAGAGGTTTTAGAATCATTATAATTCTCTTGTTTACCGTAATTATCTAACCAACCTTTTGCCATTATTTGTATGATATTTGTGCAGGTGTTAATATAAATTGAGACACTAAATGTGTTGTTGCAGAGTTATCAAGAATGTGTCTCACCTTCAATTCTTTTGCTCTTATTGTAGCTTTCTTAAAGCTTCTCAATCCATAATCCATGTTCTCTTGATTCACCACTTTATCTATTGACATAGACTCACATGATGCTCTAAATAATGGAACTTGAGAACTCTTCTCTAAAGCCCAGAATGTATTGTATTGATAGAAGTTATCACTCTTAGTATAAGTGATTGTTTTACTATCTGTATTATATATTGGATACTGTCCGTATGCCTGTAAGTTATGAAGTGGTTTAGCTACAAGCTCTAGTATTCCAGAACTCTGCTGTCCATTATATAGGATAGCTTTATTGAACCATTTATCATTTGTTTCTATTCTTACATTATCATTGAACACACCATCAGGTATAGGAAGATATTCATATGCCTTAGTATAGTCTTTTACATTCTGTAATATCTCATCTTGATATTTATATGCAAAAGGATATTCAATTACATAAGGTCTTATGTTTCCATAGAAGTAATTGTATATTCTAATATCTGTTAAGTGTCTCCACAAACAAGCTGTTAATGTTTGTGTATACTTAGCTTCAGCAAAGTCTGTAATAGTAAAATTAACTAGTGGAAAAGTTTTTTTAGATTTACACTCACCAGTAGACTGTATTGTTATACTATCAACTTTTGAGTCAACGGTATATGTTACTCCTCTTATTAATTGCATCTTAGAAACATTCTCTGCAAGAACTTCTCCAAAATCATCAGTAATGATGAATGGACCAGCTATCTTCCCAGCTTGTGTTAATTTTATTGTTATGTTCTTTGTTGTCATAATATTAAGGAATGGTAGTTGTGGTTGTTGTAATAGCAATAGTAGTTGTGGTTGTTGTGGTTGGATTACAACTATCAATTTCAATAACTACTCCACCTACAACATGATATACATAATCTTGGAAATCACCTCTTACACTAGTGTACCATCCATCAGCAATAACAGCACATCCTGGTTCATTAAATCCAGTATAAATAATATCTCCTACGTCAGGATACCCATACACATTAAAAGTTTGTAAAGCTCCTTCTATAAAGTAAACAGTTAGAGTTGGAGGATTATTTACATAGTAGTCATTAAGTGTTGGTACAGAAAGACAAACATCTAATAAACTTAATGTTGTATCAACATATACACCAGGACTAACTAAATCATCTATATATCCAATAGCTAAATCCATTGAATATAATCCAGGTGGTTTAACACAAAGTGTAGTAGTGGTAGTTGGAGGAACTGTAATAATTCCTGTACCTTCTAATTCACAAGAAGTTTCAATCACTACACCTGCCAAAGAACAATCTAACACTGTAGTGGTAGAAGTAGTAGTTGGTATTGGAGGGAAATATTGTGTTGTGGTTGTAGTAGTAACAATCACTTTATCCATTTCTCCAACCAATGCTTGAAAATCACCCTGACCATCTATTTCAGTACAACATCCATTTATTCCTGAATAAAAGAAATTGTTTTCTGCTATATAGAAATTAGGAATATAACTATGGAAACTCACCCAACTTTTAGTATTAAAGTTGAATGATATAGTCCAAGATTTATTACAGAAGAATTCTGGATCATTCAGATAAACTGGTGTTCTTATTATTACAGGTACTGTAATTCCTTCACTCATGATTATTAATTTTTTATTAAACGTACTGAATTACCATCTCCTTTAGCTGTATATGAAGAAGGATAAGCTTGTTCATTATCCCATCTTAAAAATACACGTCTACCCTGAGCACTATCGTATTGTGTAGATGACCAGAAATATGTAAAATGTGCTATGTTTGCAGGAGGATATAAAACATATCCTTCACTAATATTAGTTCCTGCAGGACGAGCTGTAAATCCATTTGTATTACTAGCTCCTGTATTTGGACTAGCCCAATGCGAAATACCAATTTCTTTCATTCTACCACCAGCAACTCCATTACCACCCATGCAATCAATTAATGTAATCCATTCAGATTGTGTTGGAACATGATAACCGTTTGGAGCTAACCCTCTTGGATCAGTCACTGCATAAAAGTTATATAACTTACCATATGTTGAATTAGTTGAAGGGTCAAAATTAACATAAGACCAACATCCTGTACCTGTTGCAGCATAACTAATTAATTCAGCTTGACTATTTGCTTGTGGAATTGTATCTCCATTTTTATAAGTAGTAACATCTAAATTATATTTTGTCCAAGTTTGATTACAAATAGTAACTACTGGATAAGGTACTATTGTGGTAGTACTAGTTGTTGTTGATGTAGATGTAGATGTAGTACTACTACTTGTTGTAGTTGTTGTACTAGGAGGTGTAGGAGTGGTAGTTGATGTAGTTGTAGGAACAGTAATATATTCTATTGTCTCTACATAAAACTCATTCTTTTCAGGATCATACTTAATGTCTTTACTTAAAGGAATATAATCAAGTTTGGTAATCATCACTCTATCAAACTTACTGTCATATACACCATGTAAACCAACACCATTGAAATGGTTATCTATATTAACATTAGGAAAATATCTTAATATTTCAAATGCTAAATGGTCTGTCATAAATCTATTTACACCAGAACCAAATCCTGTAAGATCTACAGCTTGTGTTCCTGATATAAGAAATATCTGTCCACGTTTAGCATCAACAGTTACTTGCCCTTGAGGAATCTTTAATAACATCTTATTCTGACTTCCTACATATCCAAGATCTGTTTCAGCAAAATCAATTGGAGGAGCACTAAACATATTAGGGTTACCTACATATGCAGCCTGTGGGTTACTTGTATCAATTGTCAATAAGTTATTATACATTAATGACTTGTTCTCAAATCTAGCTAAGATAGCTCTATTTTGAATTCCATCTAATGATACTAGTTTTCCATAGTTTTGTGGAAAATCATGATATGAAAGAGCTCTATACGTTAACCAGTTGTTCACTCTGTTATCAGCATCTACAGCTTGTGTATCTGAATAGATTGTTCTAAATGGATAATTAGTATAACATATATTACTCCAATCATTAGGAAGATTTGAATTAGGAGTTTCTCTGTTTTGCTTAGAATATGTTGTATTATAATAGTATGTATTATCTTGTATAATAGGAACATATGTCTGTTGAACCCAATCATCAGGAATACCTGTAGATACGTGTGGCCAGAAATCACCTTCTTTATTATTAAATGCTTGTCTAAGATCTAAGTTGTAAGAAGTCTCACAATAGAAATTAGGAATACCGTATGCAAATAAATAGAAGAAACCATCATAGAATGTTCTATATGTACCTGAAGGACCACCTAAAGTTTTAGGTATAACTGCAGGATCATTAGGACAGTCAAAGTTATGTGCTTTGATTGTTACAATGTTTGTCATACTACCATATGAAGATAGTATACTTCTTGCAGAGTGCCAGTATTTTGGATAAGCAACATTACCAATCTCGTCATAGAATATATCTGAATCATCTATACCATCAACTCTATTATCAAGAAAGAATGGAAGCTTAGTTTTATATGCAAATCTACTTATAAATGTATCACCTCCAAAGAAAACTTCTGATGGATATATCGATGCATTAAAGAATGCTTGATATCCTGTATCAACTGTTGTATATGTATACATCTGTCCCCATTGACTAGGTGCAACATTTTTTAAAGAAGCATAGTATGAAACAACTTTTATATCTTGCTCTTTTTCTGGAGTTGCACACAAATCATTTGTAGAAATCGTAAACCTTGAAACTTCAGTTATTAAAGGTGTTCCTGATGAAGATAGTAAAGTTGCAGTTTTATCAGGATAAGGTAGTGCAGGAATATAAGTTCCTTCAGTACCTTTCGTTCTTAAAAATACAGATGATTCTCTTTGAAAGTTATTTATATTCTTATCGTCACCAATATTCTGAACTCCAGGAATCAAATATGATTTTAAATCTAAAGGTCTTTGTTTTATTCCTGTTATTCCATTTGACGTAACATTGTTACCAATCTCTGAAGAATAATCGTAACTAGCTATAGAGTTGAATGAATAAGCATAGTTCTTTCTTGTAATACCATTAACATATATTTGTAAGTATGCTTGATATGCAGTGAACGTTGCAGTTACATTAGTTCCACCAATATTAAATGATGCCTCTAATGCATCTTCTTGAGCTTCTTTTGAAAGAAGTCTATATTTAGCATTATTCTTAACTGGAACAAAATGAGCTCTACCACCACCAAACATTACATTCTCAAGTTTCAATACATCACCTAAGAACGGTTGTCCAAATGATGTTTCAGGAGAATTAAATATTTGTCTATATGTATTATTAGAATTTTCAGTTATAGGTAAAGGTTCTGGTTTGTTACATGTTATTTTAGATCTTCTTCCTAGATTTCTATTTGATGGATAAACTCCATTATCACAAGCCTCAAATGGTTGAGTAACTGATCCATAAGCCACACCTCCATAAGTCCCATTATAAGGAAGTGAACCAACATCTAATCTACGAGCATATTGATCAAATACTAAATAAGGACAAAGTGCACCAGCTTGCCAAAATATTAAATTTTCTAATGGGTTATTAGCAACTGACCATCTAGTGTTAGCTTTTGGAACATAACAAGAAGTTATTGTTGCTCCAGGGATTAATACAACATCATAATTTGCAGGACCAATATAAGCTAATCCACTTAAGAATGTAGGACGTGTTAAGGAACAAAACTCATAGTTCTTTCCTGCTTGCATATCCTTTATAGTGTATCTTGCTGTATCTGGATCTGTGTAAGCATATTTTCCTGTTGTTCTACATTCAACAAACCATACCTCTGTTTGTCCTAAAACTGTGTATGCATTGTTTGACGTTAATAAGAAAGGATCATCATGAAGATCATTGTATGGATAGTTTGGATAGTACAACGTTTGATTGTTTCTTGTATACTCTCCAATGTTTCTTAACATTCCTTTAGCTACAATAGATTTATTCGTAGCTCTATCTCCTCTAAATATTTTGAATCCAACAATCTCTGTTTTTTGTTCTTGTGTAAGATTAGATGTTTGAACTAATGAATTAATTTGAGCAACGTCAATCTTTACACCAATTGGAAAAACAGCATTATCTTGTACTACTGGTTGAAATCCAGGACCTAATGTGTATATAGGATTTTCATATATAGGACTTACAAGAACATCTGGAAATTTATGATGTCTAATTTTTTGTCCTGCTAAGTCTCCCCACAATAAATCATTACATGGATATTCTAAATCAGATTCCCAATAAGCAAATTCACCATATTGAAATGGTGTAGCATTACCAATAGGTGCTCCTGTTGCAGGCCCTGTCACAGAAGCTGTATTATATATTTTCCAATAAGGACTATATCCAATCCCTGTAACAGGATCAATATAATCTGGTTCTCCTATAAAATCTGAATTTGTATTTGGAACATCTGGAAAAGCTTCATTATAATTTTTCAGTCTACCAGGAATATGGAAACCATCTGTTTGTTTTCCATTCTTCAATAAGAATGCTATTTCAAATGCATACACTTCATCACGTAGATATCCACGTAAGTTTGTAGCATTCAATTCATCAGCATAATCTTCATTAGGGGGAATTCTATATGTTTCCCAATTCAATGATATTCTATTAGCAATAGATTGATAGTTTATTCTATCAATAGATGTAAGCTGATCCCATACAAGAACATCTTGTACAGCTGTAAGATCTTGAGCAATATCGTAGTAAGGAAATCTTTCAAAGATATCATTTATAGAAACTGTTACATTCACAACACTTTGTCCTGTGTAAGTAATTGTATCATATGTATCTTTAATAGAAAAAGTTCCAACTAGTTCAGCTGATGTAATTGAATTTATTGTTTTAATTACAGCAAGATTATAGTAATTGAACTGTCCGCTTAAATCTAACTCATTTATATTAATCTTAATAGACTTTCCAACTTGATAACTAAAATCAGGTGTAGTCAACTGTGGATTAGCAATAGGTGTTGGATTTGTAACAGAATAGTATGATGTATAAGCATTTCCTTGAGCATCTGAATACTGTATAGCAAATTGATAAGTTCCTGATGTAAGGTCTCCTCCACTTAGAACATCTACCACACTTAATGTAGGAATTGAAAAATTAGGTTGTATCTTAAGTTGATTACAATCTAATTGATCTGTTTCAACAGCATCACAAAGATTAGTATCTATTTGTAAGACATAAGGAATGTTTTCGATATCCATATATCTTCTTGGATTAAATCCATCTGTCCAATATATCTCTGTAGAACAGTTTGTTATTCTGTGTACTACTTTATGAATTGGATAGTCTACACTAAAGTTTAAACAATCAGCATTTACCAATTTACGGTAGATACAATCATTGTTATCCATATATCCAATCTCACTCTTTCCTGTTAAAGAATTAGATAAGAAGAATATATTTTTGTTTTGTTCTGTAATAAGATGATTTCCAATTAATGAGTATCCATCAGGAAAAGTGATACATAATTCATTACCTGGTTCATTTTGATAGTTAACAGAGTTTGCATCAAAGTTTTCTACAGCAGCATTTAATGCATATGTAAGAGTACCTGGTTTAATCTGATTAACAGATTGATCCATGTTCAGTCCTACAGTAGCATTATTATACTCTTGTCTTATATTTGATTGTTGTTTTTCTTCAGCCATAATGATTAATTATTACGTCTTCTTCCATAACGATTAGTTCTGTTAGGAAGTTCGTACATATTAAATCTGTTAAGATCGTTTCTAACTCTTCTTTGTTTCTCCCAAGGAGTTTGTTTTTTAATTTCAATATCAGCCATGATGTAAGCTTCTTCATACATCTGTTTGTAATATAACAACTTCTGTTGTAACTGATTGAAAGTTTCGTCATTAGTTTGATTAGTTAAAGTCTCAAACACTTTAAACTTAAGGAATGCTTCTATATACTCTCTAATACGATAGTTATCAGGAATCAATTGATTTCCTATCTCATCATACTCTGTAGCATAGAATAACAAGTGAACAACACCATTTCTGAAATTGGTTACAAACTTATTATCTCTGATATCAAATGAGTCATAGCTAGCAGCACCAGGAGTGAACTCATGGATAGGAGGAGCTTCAGCATAGAAGTCCCATGTGTTAGTATACTCCACTCCACAGTTTTGTCTTGCAGATATATTACCAGGCTTAAGTAAATACTCGTGAGTAAATCCTCTAGCCACAGTATTATTTGTTTTGTATACAGCTTGAACTAATGTTGGCATACATGTACCATTACAAGCAGGATCTTGACAACCAGGTCTATTACAAGGTGTTCCTCCAATAGTTAATGGAGCCACTTGAATAGTAGTTGCATTAGCTGCTTGTGAATAGAATGAGTTAGCTGATTGATATGGATATCCTGCTACTTCTGTACACATCCAAGCTTCTCTTACAGCATAAAAGTTATCAGGAAGCCTAGCTTCAAAATCTTCTATAAATAAGACTTCTTCACTTATTACAAAAGTTGTTCTCCCTAACTTTCTTAAAGCTTTGTCTAAGTAAGTAGGAAACAAAAGATCATCTACTGCACCAGTATCAAAATAACTTTTCAGTTCTTCTTTTACAGTTGAGTAGACAGGCTCTGGGGATATGAAATTGTATTTATAGTAGTATGACATAGTTCGTTATTTTTTCCATTCTCGGTAAATATTTTGGTACTTGTCGTTGGTTTTTATGTAATGTGATAATAATCTTGATGTAAGTCTAGAAGGTTTGAAATACCATAAGTCAGAGTTTTTAAATCGTGCTGTTTGTTTAAACCACATCCAGCCAAAGAAGTATCCTTCTGTATGGTAATTAAAATTGTAAATTACCTTTCCTTTCTCTTTAGTTTTCTGCCAATCGATTGGTAAATTTACAAACTCTTTACCATCTATATTATTTTTTAACCTTCTTCTTTTCTTTTTATTGATTGAGAACTCTCCAAACCCATAAGGTAGCTTTGCTCTATCCCCTGTCTCTAAGATGTATTCTTTAAAAGATTCATTGAATGTGTAAAGAATGTTTCTCCACTCATCATATGTAAGTTTTATAGAAGGGTAGTTTTTGCAAAACTTATTGTAGTTTTCTTTACTAGAGCTTCTCCAATCAATCTTTGTCCTCATTAATTAGTTGATTTTGAGTTTGGTGCTTGTCCATCTATTCCTTCTGCACTAGTATCTGTCTTAAGATTAAAATATGTAGATAGTAATTTTTTAGATGTAAGCTCTAACGTTTGCTGTTCTAAATACCCAGGAAGAGGAAATTCTTTATCTAATGGGTTTTTACATATCTCATCTAATGTGTTTTCTGGAGTTCCACATCCACACTCAGGATACATAATTTCATTCTCTACATCTTCTTCAAATAATGCTACAAGTCTAATTGATTTAAGCAATGGATTGTTTACATACAGATACCCATTAGATATCCAGAAGTATTCTTCTTTCTTAATTATAGGAAGCTTTAACAGATTTATATATCTGTTAACAGAGATCTCTTTTAACTTCTTTCCTGTACCACCTAGTGCATTAATAGAATAAACTCCTTGTATCACATATTGGTAATTACCTTCTGATATACGTGGGAGTTTAAGTTTTGTTCTAGCAATAGTACAATCGTCTACATAGTTACAACATTCAGAGATAGGTACTTCTACCATCTCTAAACAAGGAATAGTAGTGAACAATGTATCAGTAGCCCAAAGTTTTCTCAAATTGGTTTCTCTCTTTATAAGTAATAGAGCGTTGTTTCTGATTTCAGAAGCAATAGCTCTATCCGTAATAAGACTATCTGTAGAAAGTATCTTGTGGACACTTCTAACATCTGATACTAATTTTCTTAATGTTGCCATAATTATATTCTTGTTTCGAATTCAGCTATCTTACCTAGATTAAGATCATAGACTAATGCTAAGGCAGCTCTAACTGAATGTACGTAATTGTTATCTAAGTGCCATCTGTCAGTTCCTGACAAGCTAGGCATTTGTTGTATTCTTACTCCCTTAACCTCTTTAGCCATATAGTGATGTTTATCACCTGTATGAACTTCTCTATAAATAGCATCACCGAACTGATGACTATATTTTGGATGTGTTGCAAATAATAATGGAAGATCTTCTATCTTACAGTTACCATGATGCCATCCAATAAATGTATTTCCTAATGTCAAACCTTTAACAACACTATGCTCTCTGATAAACTCTACATCCAATGCATCTTTAAAAAATACATCTAGTGCATGTGCTAGATAAAAAGATTTAGTTCTGTCGTGATTTCCTTGTACCAACACTACTTGTACAGTGCTAGAATGTTTTCTCAACATGTTGATTGTATCTACAAGAATAGCAAATCCTACTTCATACTCATCAGCATAATCCATTATAGTGTCCTGTGGAGTACCATTTGTAGTTTGATGTTGATAGTTATCAGTGTGAAAGAAATCATTTGATATAGGAAGAACAACAGTGTTTATATTGTAACAAGCTTCTACTTTATCAATCAAAGACTGAGCCACAGTGACATATCTTAAAGCTCTTGTAGTTACATCATTATCGTGATCAACTGTTCGTTTAGCTAAGTGATAATCAGATATAGAGATTTCTACATCTACGTAGTCTTTACTATTAGTACGATCTACTTTGGTGATTGATACATTATTTGGTTTGTAGTTTTCTAAAAACTTAGCAAAGTCTTCAGGAGAGTAATCTTTTGCTTCTTTTCTCTTTGAGAATACAGAGGAAGTAAACTTCCCACTTGGTAACATTTTAGACCAGTAGTTTGTAATCACATACTTGTCTAGATTTATTTTATGTAGCTTAGCTAATTCAATATCATCTTTAGGTTCAAAGTCTGTGACTATTGTACTTTCTATTGTACCTCTCTCAACATTTACTTTGCGTTCTCCTGTGTAGTTTGTTGATACAGTTTCTGTATCCTTTTCTCTAAGTTCTTTCATGAGCTCATTGACCTCAAATTCACTTATCCCTAGTTTCTCAGCGTAGAATTTTTTACTTTTCTTCTGACTTAATAACTCTTCTAATCGGTGTAACAAGCTTTGATTTTCAGACATATAAACTCATATTAGTTAAAAAAATATTGTAAAGATAAATAATAGTTTTGATATATTCCAAATAATTTTAGTTAGAGGCGTAATTATTTATAATTAAATTAATTAGAAACAAAAACTCCCCAAGAAAAATCTTGAGGAGAAATCTTGTAAAACCAACAAAACAAGATTTTTTGTTTTTATCTTACGGTGGGGTTAGAGTTGTAGTAGTTGTGGTGGTTGGTGCAACTGTTGTAGAAGTTGTAGTAGTGGTAGCTCCTAACAAAATATCTACATAATTTACACACACTCCATTTGATTTCACTCTAACTGTTGTTGTATAATCAGGAACTAAAGCAGAAGGATATCCTGCTAGTAAAGAAGCTTTACTTACTCCTGATTCAAAAGCTGCTGTAAATCCATCTAGATTTGAATAAAGACTAAATGGTCCTGAGTCAGCTCCAGCTGTTGTTAATGTTATTAATACTGTCATATGTTATTGATTTTAGTTTTTATTATTAAGGACATATAGTATAGTCTGCAGCTTGAATTACTCCAAACTCATTAATTCTAACACTATAAGTAATTCCAGATGATATTGATAAAGTAAGATGATAAAAGTCTCCATCACCTGGGAACAGTGTTGTCATTGCAGCATCTAGATATACAACATCTCCTGCATTAGGTTCTCCTACACCACTTATCCAACAATTAGTTGTTAGTGCTAAAGGACAAGCATCAGTTAATTGAGAATATGGTGAAATAAGACCTAATTGTATACATGGATCACCAAGTGTAATAGTTCCTGTTCCACAAGCATATGCAGGTTGTAATTCACTACCTCCAACTAATGCACAAGTGGTAAACGTTGATCCTGTACTAATTACTTGAGCTATAACCTGAGTTCCATTACATTCTGTATATGATACTTGAACATGACCTGGATCACCTGGACATTCAGTTTCAGGATTAAATGTTATACTGTAACATCCACCTTCAGGACTTACACAAGGCCCATCATTACTTATAGTAATATCTGGAGTTGAACTTGTTGGTGTACCTTCTTGTGCACAGAATGCAATAGGTTCAAGTACAGTAACTTCACCAAATCCAGGATCTCCATTACAATCAGTCCAACTAACATTTCCAACTCCAGTACTTATAGTTGCTGAATAAGATATACATGCTAATGTAGTGGTAGTTGTAGTAGTTGGTTCAGCTGTAGTAGTACTAGTAGTTGTTGAGGTACTGGTACTAGTTGATGTTGATGTACTAGTAGATGTACTTGTACTAGTTGAAGTAGATGTGCTAGTGCTAGTAGATGTACTAGAACTAGTTGTAGTAGTAGTAATTGGACAAACTTCTGAAATACATGCAGGACCATCTGTAATAATTACATCAACAGTAGGTGCTTCTCCACAACATCCACAATAACTATTAGTAACACCTACATCTATTAAATCATACTGAGGATCTCCATTACAATCAATGTATGAAATCTCTTGATCACTAATGCTTCCATTATAGAAAGTTACACAATTACAAGGAATAGTTGTAGTGCTTGTTGTTGTACTAGTTGTAGATGTTGAAGTTGATGATGAAGTAGTGGTTGTTGTAGGACAACATACACCTAACTGATTATATATGTTAATTACATCTTCAGTTATGATCATTACATTTTCTGTGATATCTATTATCTCTTCTGTAAGGATATCAACATTAGATTTAACATCACATATAATTGCATCAAACTTACTAAGAATAGTATTTAATCCATCACATGTATTCACATCTGTACAAGGAAGTGGAGTACCATCGTAAGTGATAGTACTCGTTCCATGTATTGTTGTATTATTTATGTTTGAGCAAGCCATATTATCCTGGGATTAAAGTTGTTGTTGTTGTGGTTGTACAATCAGGACAAAGAGTTTGAACAAAACCTGTATTAAAAGTTGTAGTGTTTGTTAACTCAGTATATCCGTATAGTTTTATTTTAACTTCCCATTCTTCAAAAGTGTTAGTACAATCAAAACTATCTCTTGTCATTGTCATACTATTCACCCAAGCAAAAGCTGATGTAGGAACTAATTGAGTACCAGGTGTAAGAACAACTCCGTTATATTTAACTTCAAATCCTGCAACAGGCGTAACACTTACAATCTCTACATATTCAATATCGCTCCATAAAATTACTGGAAAAAACATAGTAGTAAAATTTCCAGAAGAGGAATATTTGATATAGTGGCTGGATAATCTCCAGGTGCACATCCATTACCACCAGTACTAGCTTGCCATTCTGCTGAACTAGGACTTATAGAAGGAACAGTGGTAGTTGTAGTTGTTGTACTGCTTGAAGTACTAGTAGTTGTGGAAGTACTACTAGTAGTAGTTGTAGTTGGAATACATTCACCATCAACCAAACAAGGACTATCTAAATTAACAATCTGACTCTGAACACTAGTTACTATTTCATCATTTTTTACATAAGTTAATGCAATTGTAGAAATTGCTTCTCCTGTCAAACAATGTGTGTATGTTCCTGCAACTGAATAATAATCATCAAGATTACCACCTGCACATAAAGCATCTTTACTTGGGAACAAATTAACTTTACCATTAAAGAAAGCTATAGTGTTTCCTGTAGCATCATCAAGATCATCTTGACTAATAATTATATCTACACAGCTACAAGGTAATGTAGTAGTGGTAGTTGTTGTGCTACTACTTGAACTTGTAGTAGTAGTTGTTGTTATATCACAACAAGGAGCTCCTGTTGAAATTGGAATAGCAAGATTTTGTTCTATACCATCAATTATTACTAATGTAAGTATTCCTACAACATAATCTACACAACCTATTGAATAAACACCTGGTGTATCATATGTATCAATGTATGGATTACCAAAACAATCATTATATAACACTACAATTTGATTATTATCTGTAACAGCTAATGTTTCTGATAATATAGTAATTTCAGTATCATAACAATTACATACAGCTACAGTAGTTGTAGTGGTAGTTGTAGGTTCTGCTGGACACGATCCATCAATACAATTTGCACCAATAGTGATTGTTACAAAAGGATCACTAGCAAATCCGTTAGATCCACAAACTTGAATAGTTTGATGAGAGTCAATAAATATAGGTCTACTAATTGAACCAGAACAATCAGTGTAAGAAATAGTATGAGCACTAACATCATTGTTATAGAATGTTAAACATTCACAAGGAATAGCTGTTGTACTAGTGGTAGTTGTACTACTAGTTGATGAAGTGGTAGTAGTTGTAGGACCACAAGGACCATTTGGTGTAACAATTACTGTACCTGGAACAGTTAGAGGACTATCTGTTTCTACACAAATATCTGTTTCTCCTGGCAATAATACAATAGCTTCTTGTTCTCCTGTAATACAATCAGTAATAATAATAGCTACAGGATCAGGTCCAGTGTTATCTAAAGAGAAACTCTCACAAGGAGCTGCTGTAGTAGTAGATGTGGTTGTAGTAGTTGCACCACAACATTCACCTAATGTGTTATATATATTAATTATATCACCATTAATAGTGATGATTTGATTAGTAATATTAGTAACTTGATTAGTTAAATAGTTTATCTGTGTTAATAAATTACAAATAATCTCATCTATCTTCTGTAAGATTACATTTAATGTATCACATGGTTCAGCCACTATACATGGAAGTACAGGACCATCATATACAATAGTGCTAGATGCAGTTAAATGAGTACTACATGGATTGTTGTTATTACAACCACTATTAGTGATTGTAGAACTACATCCACAAGGAGTATTCAAAACTACATCTGTGCAGCAAGGATTAACTGGTAAAAAAGGATATGCCATCTTGATGATTTATTAAGGTAAGTATATAATCCAATAAGCAGCGTTTACTGGTTGTATGTTTGTATGAGGAAGTCCACCTCCATTATTTTGACAAGTTACATCAACTGTTACATCAACAGTAATTCCTGTTAAAGCAGCATCTGTAGTTCTAGTTGTTGGTACAGACTGTCTACCACCATTACCATCTCCAGAAGAGTTGGTAACTCCTTGAAAAGTGTGAGCATGTCCAGGATCTGTAACATCTGTTGAAACAACAGTTACTATACCATGATTATGATCAGGCATTTCTGAAAGACTAAGAGTAACTTGATTTACTCCTGCTACATTTCCTAATGAATAATTAGGATTTCCAGGAACTGCTGGATCTACAGCTGGGTTCATAGTTGGTCCAGGAACACCATTAATAGCACCAACAATAGTTCTTCCTCTTAAGTCAGGAGTTCCATTGTTACCATTACATAAATAAATTTTGTTCCAATCTCCAGTACCTGCTCCTGTAGAATCAAAGTTTGTTAAAGGACCGTAATAAGCTACAACAGCATATGGAACCATTCTTGAACTATACACATTTGAATTGTAAGTGTTATCCAAATATGTTTGTATATATGTGTCTATGTCAGCAATACTAACATAAGTATTAGGAAGACTAGCAACAAGAAGATCAAAATTAACTTTTAATGCACATAATGTATTAATTACAGCTTGTACAATAGCATGTGTATCTGAAGAAGCTGTAACACCTGTCAAACATCCAATTGTATAATCAGCATTCAATGTAGCAAGATCTGCTTTAATGATATCTACTTGTTCTTGAAGATCACAAGCAGCTTCTATAAGAGCTTTTGATATATCTACAATAGAAAGATCTTTACATGTAGGAAGATATTGTTGTACAAGGTTACATATTATTGCAGGATCAATATTAATCTTTACTCCTGTACCATCTAATGTAGATGTAAGGAATGTAATCAATGCTTGTTCTACAAATGATAATGAATCACCTGTTTGGATTCCTAGGACAGGAACATCTATTCCTGTATATTTAACACATCTATCAGAGACAATCTCTGTACATCCGTTATAACAATTTGAGCAATTGGACATATTATTTTATTTTAAAAGGTTTAAACTATTGTTGTTGTTGTTGTAGTTGTAGGAATAGGATTTAGTGCAGCGCATTCTGGAGCTTGTGATGCACCATTTAAACTTTGACCTACACTATAAGCAAGAGCTAATACTTCTGTATCTAAATCAAGACTAAATATTTGACCAGTGTTATCACAAACATGTAATATCCCTGTACTTGTATCTATATATAATCCCCATGGATCAGTTATTGAAGAAATATTAATATCTAAAAGAATTGCTCCTGTAGAATAATCATGTATAGTTATATACGTATCACTTGTTATATTATCTACATAAGAACAAACTAATTGATTTGCTGTAGTATAAATTAAGTCTCCTGATATATCTCTATTTGTAGGCATTGGGAATTTAACAGTTATTCCTGCAGTTGTAGTAGCTACATCAATTTCAACAATGTTAGTTCCTATAGATCCAACTAATGTAACATCATCAATAGATGTCATACCTGAACCAAATGTTCCAGATAATAAATCTATATTTTTATTGTATGTAGCTGCAAATGGACAGAAACTAGTTATATCATATTCAGAAATATCTACTGAATTATATAACCATAATTTATTTAAAGTGTTTGCAATATCTCCAGTTATACCAACAGGTCCTGTAATTTGTGAAGTTAAATCAATTATAGAATTATCTTTGTATATAAATACACCATTACCTCTACTAAATAAAGGAAGACATTCTGTTACACAGAACGGTATTCCTGTAGTGGTACTTGTTGTTGTTGATGTTGTAGAACTAGTTGAACTAGTAGTTGTGCTAGTAGAACTTGAACTTGTACTAGTTGTAGTACTAGTAGGTGTAACAGTGGTGCTTGTTGTTGTTGTAATAGGTGCAAGTGTACTTGTACTAGTTGTTGTAGGATTTGGTACAATTTTAATGTCACAAGGCTCCTCTAAACAACGTTCTAATTCATTACATCTACTAACACACCCTGCTGTCAAACGAATCACTCTACTAGCAATCATTTGAACAGAGTATTTTTCTACATAACTAGGATTGCAATACTTATACATAAGTATTCTTCTATACCCTATCAGCTGAAGTATGTCACTAGAAGGAACAGGTTTGTTCAACATATATGAAATATTGTTGTACAAATTATTGCCAAGCTCTGCTAACTTGCAATCTATTTTTTTAAGTAAAGAAGGAATGTTAGCACATTCTGGGCAATTTGTTAGTCTTGGTGATAACATAAGTCAGGTTTTTTTATTTTTGAACTTTAGATGCGCAGTGTGCACATAGCCCACCAGTCAATTGACATCCACATCCTACTTTAGCTCCGCATGAAGTACATTGTGCCATAATTAATAAAAGTTTAGTAAGTAGTTGTTACCTGAACAACCACAATTGGTTTTTAAAAAGCTATTTAACATATTATCTGCCTGAGCATATAATGTGTTGGATTCAAATTCTGCGCAGTTGTTAGCTGCTGCAATCGCTCCTTGAATAAAGAAGTTGATTGTATTTAATTGTACACTAGACTGTGTTTTAAGTGCTCTGTCGCACTCCATCATATTTAATTGTAAAAACGCATCATCAAACTTCTCTTGAAGTCTGTCAACACGTAATATTGTTTTCTCTACATAGTTTGCATATGCAGGAGCAACAGAATACTTGATTCTATATATTCCATCAGGAAGAGGTTGATTACAACCAACAGCTGTTATTCCCAAATTAGATGATGTAAATACATTGATTTCACCAGGAACAAAAGGTAATATTTTAGTTCCAAATCCAGGAATATCAATCTCAATAGATGGTGCGGACACCACTGGAGGATTTGTAGGATATACAGAAGCATCTGCAATACCAATTGTAAGTACACTATAAGTAGGGACTACTAATATATCTAATTGTAAGTTTGCCATGTTGTTTTTTTAAATAAATATGCCAGAGGATTGGAGTTATCCTCTATCCCCTGGCATAGGTTATTGTTTAAGTTTTACTACTTCTTAAGGGTTAACTATGACAGTAGTAGTTGTTGTAGTTGTAGGAGCTACAGCAGTTGTTGTAGTAGTTGTAGTGATACAAGTATTGTTATCAACAACAGCACCTAAAGCAGCTACTAATACTTCTTCAATGTCTGCAGCAATTGTAGCACCACCAGTTTGTGAAGCAGCATTTGGAGCAGCAATGATTACAGTAGAGTCTTCCATAATGTAATCACCCCATTGGTACTCAGATTTGTTGTACTCATTAAATCTAATGTAGTATGTATCATAAGTAGCACCATCAGATACCCAAGATTCGAAGTTCTCGTTGTATCCATTCATTCTATATAAATGTTTCAAGTAACCTGCTTGGTAGCTGTAGAAGTTTTTCTCTAATTGAGCAATTTCTGCAGACTGTCCTGAAGCATAAGAAGCACGTTGAATGATGATTGGCTCAGCAACAAAGTTACAAGCATCTGCTACGATAAAGTCAGCAGTAGTAGCTGGACCTGCGTATACAAATGTTCTGAAATACATTCTGTCATATTCAAAAGGGAACGCTGCGATATCACAAGGTTGACCATATTTAGTTAATGGTTTTCCTGTAATACGTAAGATAGTTCCACCTACATTTTCAAATGTATAGAATGTAGAGAAAGAAATGTTATCAGGGTTGTTTCCTGGAGCTTTTAAGTTTAATTGATAGATCAAGTCATCGATGATGATAGAAGGATCTACATCAGCACATGGATTGTCATCACAATTACAACATGGAGCTTGAACAGTTACTGAACGAGTGAAACCATTGAAATACAATGTATCAATGTAAGAAGAGTGAGCACGTAAAGTTAACGTGATGATCTCTCCACATTGTACAGTGAAATCAGTTACATCAGTAATTTGGTTTGCAGCTGTAGGACATCCTGATACTTTGTACCATTCTGTTACATTTGAGTTACAACCAGATCCTGAAGGGCATCCTTTGATCTTGTCAGATCTTTTAGATCCCTGTAAATAAGTATTTGTTCTACCTTGCGCCACATAGAAGTAAGGAGATGCAGCAATGTTCAAAGCAGTAGCTACTGAATAATCGCTTTTGAAAATACCAACTTGTCCTGCAGTCAAGTTTTGTGTTGAGCCAGAGCTAGGGAGTGCAGTTTGCCCTACTGGAACCACGAATAACGTGGTTAATGAAAAATCAGCCATTTTAATTTATTTTAAATGTTAATAAAGTTTATTCATTTGTTTGTATTCTGTAAGCTGCATTTTGTACTGCAGATTGGTTTTCAGTATACATTGCTAGATTTTGTACTGTTAAGTCTAACAATTCATCCTCTAAATATAATTCAAGTTCACAATCTTGATCAAATGATGGAGTTCCATCTAACATAATATATCCTGCTTTATTTATATACATTGGATATCTCATGTACATCATGTAAACTTTAGTTGGGATAAATGTACCATCTGTGAAGTAACTTATCTCATCTGATGACAAAGAGTTGAATGTTTCTTGATATTCAAAACTTGGTCTATAATGATCATTGTTTAATATAAACTGAAGATCACCATGTTTTGCAAGATCTCGATTGATCCAAATCTTTCTATCCTTGCATCTTCCTTTATCTGCCAATATATATGAATCTATATAGAACATATATTGTGGAGTAAGTTCATGTACGTATGTACACCATTGATTCAATTCAGCATTCTTTAATGTAAGATCTAAAGGTTGATGATTATAATTCATTATAAGACTTTGTAAGTCTTCATAACGCTTTTTAAATGCATCTTGACCTAATTGACTAGAAGTACTAATCCCATCGATCTTTTGTTTTATCAACTTAATCTGAGCCTCATTCAAAGCTAAGATCTTGTCTTCTAACTGAATCTGTTGGTGCTCATTAGTTGATAGCTTATTTAGTTTCTGATCGATCTTATATAATAAACTATCTACTGGTA